GTAGAAGCGCGGCCATGAAGGGCTGGAGCGCCGACTGGGCGACCTTGATGTCCTTAAGGTTGGTAAGTGTGTTGGCCATAATGATTATGAGGTTGCTGGAGTTGTTGGTGGTGGTTGTGAATGACGTAGATCACGCATTGGCATTGAGGATTGCGACCTGTTGCTGCGGGGTAAGCGCGCGCCAGAAGAGGCTCTGTTCACGCGGGTCGCTGATCGCCTTGAAACGGGCTAGTAGGTCCTCGGTCTGTGCATCGCCGCGTGGCGTGATGCGTGCTGGCACCGGACTGCCCATCTCGGCTGCGATCTGCGCGGCCTTGATCGCGGCGCGTTTTTCGAGATCCTGCTCGCGGGCGCGAAGCTCAGTGGTCTGTGCCTCGAGTTCTTTGTTGCGCAACGAAGCTTGATCGAGATCTGCCTTTAAAGTAGCCAGTCTTGCATTGAACACCTCGTTCTCGGCATGAAACTCGGAACGCAGGGCCTCAAGAGCACTTTCGTTTTGCTGGCGCGTATTAGTCGCACTGGCGAGTTGGGCCGATGCCTCGGCCATGAGGGTCTCGTGCGCCTTGGCATCGGATTCGAGAGTGTTGATGCGCGCTAGCGCTTCGCTGAGTTGTTCTTCGGCAGTTTTCATCGGAGTGGATGTCCTGGACGGCGTGTCAACTCGGCCCGTGTGCATGGAGCGTAGGCGGTCGATCACCTCGTCACGACTCTTGACCATACCGGCCAGGTTGAGGCGCTGGGCGTTGCGAGCGCTGAAGCTCTGGCCTTCCATCGCGCTGTCCGGAATCTTGCGGCCCCTTGCGAGCACAGCGGTCTTGAACTCGGTGGCGATTTCCTCGATGTCGGATTGAATGAGCGCACGCTGTTCTTCGCTGAGCGGCACGCCCGGCGTGGCCATGCCCTTGAACTTGCCAGCGGCAAACACTTCCACCTTCAGGCCTTCGCTGCGGAACTTCTCGGTGCTGTCGATGAAGGGCAGCATCACGCCGATGGAACCAACACGAGCACTCGGCGTGGCATAGATGGCGTCACATTGCGAGGCGATCCAGTAGGCCGCACTGCACATTTGTCCCGCGCTGAACGCATAGGTGGTCTTGAGCTTTGCCGCATCGGCCACGGCTTGAGCCAGTTCGGGCGTGCCATTCACCGTTCCACCAGGTGAGTTGATGTCGATAAGGATGGACTGCACATCGTCCCGCTGAACCGCCTCTTGAATGGCGTCAGTCACCTCGTTCATGTCGGTGGCTCCGAAGAGCAGGGCGGAGATCAGGTCCGGCTGGCGCATGAGCGGGCCATGCAGATCAATGATGCCGATGCCATCGCTCACGGAGAGCAATGCGTTGCGTGATGCGTCCGGCAGTTGAATGCGGGCGTCAAAGAAGGCGACTGCCTGGGCCACCATGCCTTGCATAGCATCGGTGGTGATGAGCCAGGGTTGGCGTGAGAGAAGAGAATCGAGCGCTGTCACGCTCCGGTTGGAGTGTCAAAACTATCTCACATCCCCGGTTGAATTGTTTGTGCCGATGGTTCCAGTTATTTTATGAGTAACGACGATTTCCGCCGAATCTTCTTCGAGCGTTATGCAGAGCAGGATGAAACCCTCGATGAAGGGTGGTTTGAGGCATTCTTTGAAAAGGCCTTCCGCAGCGGTCACCCTGCTGAGATGGACATCGAGTGGGACAATGAAACTGACAGCGGGAATTTCGCCGCTGGAGATGAAAGTGAGCGGATCTTTTCGTTTTCTGACGAGGGATTTGTCACCTACTGGACTCAATCCACTTTCAATGGTGTAAAAGGTCCTTTTGAAAAATACGACGAGGCCGTGGAGGCGCTTGGTTATGATTCAGCTTCGTTTCCGCCACCACCGCCTGAGCCTGAAGAAGACGGCGAGGGTGCCGATTGAATTGTTTGATTGCCACTCGGCTTCCACAGCATATCCAGAGGCACGCCGTACTTGGTGGCCGTTTCGAGAATCATCTTTGCATCGCGGGCGCGGCGCTCCAGTTCCTCGCCGAAGTCTGCGCCCAGTTCTTCATAGTGATCGCTGATGGTCTTGAGGCCCATTTCCACATCCGAGCGATTCTGCTGCGCCTCACGACCTGCATCGACGCTGAGCTTGCGTGGTGTCACACAACTGATTTTCCACCATCCCTGGACGGCCGGCAGTTCGCCACGATCAATGGCATCACCGATCACGTAGAACCATACGGGCTTGATGAAGCGCTGAATGAGGATCATCTGGCGATACGAAAAACGTCGGTCCGCTTTGGCCACCACCAAGCGCACGCCTGCACCGCCCACCTTCGATGAATCCGCCGCAAACTCATACGGCAGCACCCCGAGCGCGGCATCCCGGCGCAGATGCTCCAGGAACCCGGTGAATGTGGGCGACGGCCGCTTGGGCTCAAACGAGTCGAGCGACTCATTGGTCTTGAGTGCCACGAGTTTGCCGCCGGTGATCTGCTGCAGCGAGGCAGGGTTGGTGCCTTCGCCCGACTCGGCCTGCTCGCCTTCGATGGCGAAGTCGGAGTCGTCACCAAGATCGCCCGTCTCGGTTTTGAGCACGCGCGTCACATCGCAGTTGTCCTTCACGGCGTGCTTCTCAAGAGCGAGCAATTCCATCTCATCGAGGATGTGATTGATGGAGTGCTGAATGGTGGGGGCGTTGCGCACAGAGGTTGCTTGCTCCGGTTCAAACACATGCAGCACGCTTTGAGCGGGCAGTTCGCGTGCGGATTGATCCTCCAGCACACGGTAGGACACTGGTGCGCCCCAAGCGTCCAGTGTGATGCCATGGAACGACTGCATGGAAGTGTTGCCCTCACCGATGCGATGCGACTCGATCAATTGCAGCGCGGCAATGCCGAGACGGCTGCGCGTGAGATGGATGAAGTATTCGCCGTCCACGTCCATGCCTCGGCAGACCAGCGACTGCACTTCCTCAAAGCTGAACCGCCCGGTGATTTCACAGCGCGTGGACCAGGCACGAAAGTAAGACTCCGCCTGACGGTTCCAAGTCACTTCGTCTGACTGCGCCTGCGGGCGAATGCCATCCCCCGTGGAATAGATGGCCATGTTGTTGACCATCTCGCGCACGAAGCCGGAGTTCTTGACGAGGTAGCGAGATCGGCGCACCAATTCACGGTGAATGTGGGGTGTGAGATCATGCTTGGCATCGCGCGGGATCGCTCCTGGCACCGCACCACGTCGGGGTGAAGCGTTGGCGGATTCATAGACCGAAGTCCACGCCTTGGGCATCAAAGCTGGGGGCAGCCAGCGGACTGCCCATTGTTGGAGGCCGTTCATTTGGCGAGATAGTTGATGGAGGAGGTCGCCATGCGACGACGGCGGCCATAGGTGGCGGGATCAAGAGCGCGCAGCGCATGAGCGCATTCCTCCAGCGTTTCTTTGACGGTCATGGGAAACTGCTTGCTGGCGTTGGAACCGCTGTCGGCCCAACTCATGAGAGTCTTGCCCTCGATGAGCATCTCCTTGGCTCTTGCCTGGATGCGGAGAACTTCTGCGACGGTGAAACCGACAGTGAACAAACCTTGCGCCATGAGCGGTGCGGGATGTCAACGCCCGGCATCCTTCACGTCACGTTTGATCTCATCGACGGTGAGGCGAATGTAGTTGACGTCGGTTTTGACCACGTCGGTTGCGCGTTCCAGTAGATTGATCTTCACCTCGTGGGATTCGATGCGCTGGCGGTCCTCGTTGCGCAACAGTTCCAGGTGACGAAGCGTGCTGGTGTGAACGCCCCAAGCTGTGGCTCCAGCAATGACGAGCGAGAGGATCTGCACGAGATGCCCGAGGCTGATGGTGGAATCAAAACGTGGTTGGGTCATACACCGATGAGTTTGAGGATGGCTGCGGGTGTGATGAACCCGAGCGTGTTGAGCGTGCCGCTGCCTTTGAGGAAGCGGATGCGGTTGGTGATCCAGTCGCCTTCGCGTTCTTTGGCGTCTGAACTCGGATCGAGGGACGTGTTGCCCTCGATGGTGGCCATGCTTACACCACGCACGGCTGTCACGATGCCGGCATGGCCGTTGTTGGTGCGGCCATGACGTGCGAGCCAGATGGAGCCGGGTTCAGCGCTGGCCGACAAAAGTCCCAGCTTCCGGAAGTTCACTGCACTGGTGACGCAGTGTGGTGTCATCGTTGCCTGCCAGCGTTTGATTTGCTCAGGCGTGGCCGCCAGTGAACGCAACGCTGCCAGCACCATGCTTTCAGCGAAAGCCGCGCAATAGGCCCAGCCGGGTTCCCATGGCGACTGGCGCATCAGTGCGCGCAGTTCATCAACGAGGGGGCGGTCAGGTCCAGACGTGTTGGGGTTGTCCCAGTCTGCATTGGGTTTGACCTCGCGCAGACCGATGAACCGGCTTGCCTGCCGAATGATGCCTTGGGCCAGTTGGTCGCTGGTCATGGCTTCCTCCAGTTGATGCGGAGGCGGCCGTAGGCGGCGGTGGCGAGACCGCCGAACTGCGCGAGCGTGTCCCAGTTGGCGGCCACCAGATCGACCATCCCCTGTGCCTCGTTGGTGGGCAGATGGAGGCCGAAAATGCGGCCAATGGCACCGATGGCCGAAATGAGGATGCCTGCGTAGGTGAGCTTGCCTTGGAGAGTTTGGGGTGGGTTCATGCCACCGCCTGCCGTGTCAATCTGTGGCCGGTTCAGTCTCCTCGTCAGGCTCGGCACCAGCTTTGACCGACTCCTGCCCCACGAGCTTGAGCATCACGGCGGCAGCCACCTGCATTGCCTCGCAGTCCCAGTAATGATTGGAGCGTTTGCCAATGCGTTCCCACAACCACTTGCCGCCTTTGCGCACGCGCT